TTTTTCTTTTAAATCTCACGACAAAATCTGTACGATCCTCTATGGGAACGATTACTTTTCTTGTCTTGAGAATCGATCGTTTTTCTTCGTACGACTTCTCAAACATCTCCCTAACAATTCTTTGCGATTCTGTTTCCACAGGCACAAAGTCATCGGGATTGGTAGTATTTAGAGAAAACGCAATCGCAAGTTCAGGTAACATCTTATTCCTCAATATAAAAGATATGATCGCCTATGCGACCAATGAGATTCATTCTCTCGTGAGAACTCCACTTTGGTTCTACATAGTTCGCGTGGTAGTGCGTGGCACCCTCTGTAATCCCTCTGAACTTACGAATGGATCTAATGTCTTTAGCAACATCTTTCGCTCGTAACCACGCATACTGCTCTACTGGTGCGTCTGACAGACCGTCACAGTACCAACTAAACTGACACATGTTTTTCTTAGGGATAAAAAGACCACGTTCTACGCCCCACTCAGACATCACTGCCTGTTTGACGACGCCACATATTGTGTTAGGGTATCTCTTATGTGCAACCCTGTTCATCACAACATCAGCGACAGCGAACTGTCCCGCGAGACTTTCACTTCGTGCTTCGTGGTAAATATTAAGTGCGAGACACTCAATCTCATCTGTCGCTTTGATACGGACGTTGTCTGCATAAACTGAAGATGAAATCAAAACAAGCGCAGTTAAAACTCGTAACATGAGAACCTCTAGATAGTTCGTTCCATGTACTTTTCTAGTTGACGCAGTTTCTTAACACGTGATGGACGAGGATTGTTGCCGAACTTTTTTAACAGTTGCATATATTCTTTCACTAAGTTGCCTTGATAAGGTCTATTCATCATAATGTTCCATTCTCTATTTTAGTAAACGTTTCAAAAAGAAGATTAGCATATTGCAAGTTTGTCTTCTCACCAGGATGACCGTAAGGTCGAATATCATTGTTTTCTATTGCTAATGTGTACAAATCTTTCATCGCACCAGACTTACCCATACCCACACGACTAGTAGACTTAAGTGATCCTAAAGAGTTCAGTAACCACTCTTTATACTCAGGTACTTTGTCTATCTGCATATCTGGATGCACAGGTATGCCTTCGCCCACTTCAGCGTCAGTCAGTTGCGCCATAATATTAGAGTAGTTTCTTTTATGAAAAGACCCTTGAATCAACTTTATTCCTTTCGCCTCACATAACAATTCGATGGTCTTCATTTTAGACAGTGTGTGCATGATATCTGTTCGTGTATCATAACATCTTTCATACCATTCGTCAAACATTTCTCTAATTTTTCTAGTATTAATATTTTTTGTTCTGAGACTTGAGAACTGAGTGGTATCCAATTCTCTAACAATTTTAATATCTCTCTCTGATGGTTGATACTCAACCCACTCATCTCTCTGCCAAGCCGACCAAAGAACGACCATATGTGTAATATTTTTATTAGAGTTTTTATGTAAATAGTCGGTAACTAAACGAAAGATCTGTTCATTTCCTGCTCCACATCTACCAAGATTCACATAGTCGACGCCCATCTTTTTTGATAAGATGTCTGTGAATGTATGTTTCCAGTGTGTGGTCGGATCAGTATCAAACCCCTCCAGTTCGTCTCCCCAGACGAAACTGCATCCTGCGGTTAATAGCATTAGTTCTTCTCTTTATAGTCTTTGATCGCAGCTTTGATCGCATCTTCTGCGAGAACACTGCAGTGAATTTTTACTGGTGGAAGTGCGAGTTCTTGGGCAATCTCCGTGTTCTTGATTGACCCTGCCTCATCTAAACTTTTGCCCTTGACCCATTCGGTCAGTAAGGAACTGGATGCGATTGCAGAACCACACCCATAGGTTTTAAACTTTGCGTCCTGAATGATACCATCATCAACAAGAATCTGGAGTTGCATGACATCACCACACGCGGGTGCGCCGACCATGCCAGTACCGACGTTGTCGTCTTTCTTATCCATCTTACCCACATTGCGTGGGTTCTCGTAGTGGTCTAGAACCTTGTCGGAATACATTACTCTGTCTCAATCTCTTCAATCAACATGTCACGCATGGCACGTGCCTGTGCGTCTTCAGGGTTATCTATACTACCACCATTCACAAACTTATATGCGAGGGTGATTCGTTGACACTCAGTGTATGCAGCGTGCCAACAGTGTAAGTCTTCTTCATGACCTGCACCGAAATAGTAGTGACGGCACTGCCATCCAGGCACATCATCAATCTTGATAATCTTATCTTTTTGCTTATCGTAGTACTCAAAGAACCCGTCTCCGGTCTCTGACCACGTAAACAAAACTTGATATGCGTTGGCGTCATAGTTAGTGTGCCAACCCACAAAACCGCCAGGTGGATAGTAAGAGAGTAGAGCGGAAGTATGCGCACCTAGGTGAGAGGCAAAGTCGTACTTTACCTTCTGCATAAATCCACCCCACATCTCTTGATCTTCACGCACCATCTTAGAAATTGGTTGTGCGAAGTATCTATCGGGCGGGCCAACCAGACCATCACGACCGCGAGACAAACAGTCTTCGAGGTACTCACGAGATGTGTAGTACGACCCCAAGTCTACATCCTTGCGTTCGTGGTAAGTCCAATACTTTTCGTCGTCGTACGACGGTTTAGACAGCATCTCATCTGAGAAACTGTTAAGAGTCTCTAACAACTCTTTATTACGAATAACTACTTCAGTCATTACTTTTTATCACTACGATGAATTATCATAGAGTATCTATCACCTATTTGTTGCTTGAAAGATACGGTGTCTCCTTCTTGCAAATTAAGTTGATCAAATAGTGTATTAGGTATTTCGAAAGCTAGATCGCCTTCTAATACCGTAGGTATCACATTACAATTAAAAATAGTATTATCTTTCTTCATCGATGCGTTCATTTACTTTGTGGAGATCTTCTGGAGTGCATACTCCGTTATTTATTAAAAATATAAGAGTAGACTCAATTCCGTTCTGTTTACCTATCAATTGTCCCACTTTGTAAAAAGAATACAGAAGTGACATTGCAAGTGCGGTGTGTATCCATGAATCCATTATACTCTCCCTATAGAGTAAAGTCTGCGAAACGTTCTGTATTGATTCGCTGACCAGAGTTTGAGTTATCAAAGGCTGGACCATTATCTACTTCTTTATTTAGGGGTGATTCATTTTGATCCACATCAAATAATCGCATTTTACTTCTGTCAATACCAACAACGAATCTCTGATATGTAGACAAATCGTTATATCGGTTTTTCAACTGTTTCACTAAGATCTGGTTATTTGCTTTGAGTTCATCGTTGGAGATAAGTGCGAACATGAAGTCAGCGGTTGCGGGTAGTCCAAAAGACTCGGACGTATCTTCCAACCCCACGTCATCATTAGTGAAACCAGAACGAGTCGTCTGCGTTGCAGACACGATCGGCACGTCGAATTCCACGGCAAGACCACGTAACTCTTCAGCAATAGACTTGATATACGAATACGAGTTAATAGCACCACCCATCCCCTTCATACGTGCACTGGCACAAATATTTAAATAGTCAATGTAAATCATATCTGGTACGAACTGTTTCTTTAGTTTCAGTTCATTCAGTAATGCACGGAAGTGATTTGCGTGTGCACTACCAGTCGGATATTCTTTAATGATAAGTTTACCAGTAGTCTTGTCCGCGACAGTCTTGACTCGATTTGTAAACATGTCTTTACTAAGATGTTCCAACTGATCGATAGGAACGTTCAACAGGTTTGCGTCTATACGCTCGGCGATGCGTTCTTCTGCCATCTCCATAGTAATATACAAAACATTCTTGTTCTGACTGAGTGCCGCAGCTGCAGCGTGACACATAAACAAAGACTTACCGACACCAGTACCAGCGAGTGCGATATTGAGAGTCTTGTTAGGCAAACCACCCTTGGTGATACGGTTAAAGTAATCCAGATCAAACGGAATGCGTTCTTCGTCTAGATGATAAAAGTCCCATCGACTATCAACACTCTCAAGATAATCGTGACCAATGTTAGTATCAAAAGACACACCCAATGCTTTAGATAGTATATCGGGTATCGCATTCTTAGATAGTTGTTTGTGCTTACCATCAAGAATACTAATAGACTCCATGACCGCATTAAAGACTGCACGATCTTGACACCACTTCTCAGTGCGATCGACTAACCAGTCAGAATCTTCTGGACTATAATTAAAAATGTCAGGCAGAATCTCCATCGCATGACGATACTGTTCATCTGACAATTTGTCTTCAGAATCAATTTCTATCTTAAACGCTTCAAGCGTAGGCAGTTTGTTGAACTTTGCAATGTAGGACGTGAATTCTTTAAAGAGACCATTGTAGGTCCCTTCAAAGTAATCCGGTGAGAGAAAGGCGGCAACCTTCCTCATGTAAGAATCGTTAGTCAGTAGATTCCGTAGAATCGTTTGTTGTAGATTGATCTCTGTCATTTACTTCTCGCGACTTAATAGTTTTATCTTCAATTGCAGATGCTAAAATAT